TCAAGCAACGATGGTTGGTTGTTTGCTTGCTAATACAAATACAGTATCTGCGACTGCTACAGTTACGCTTATTAATAATGGCGCAACAGTAACTACTAACATTATCAAGAATGTACAGATACCGTCTGGTAACTCGCTTGATATTTTAAACGCTGCAAGAATTGTAGTACCATACAATTATCAGGTACAGGTTACTTCCTCTCCGGCAGTGGATGTAACCATATCTTCTATTGAGGTGACCTAATGTCTTTTCTCGGTACAGTACCTACAGCTACGCAGGGCGGTAATGGTTTAGCAGCTCCATCTTTTAGTGACGTTATTGGGTTTAACAATAACGGGACAACACAACCTATTGGACCAACTAACGGAACACAGTTACCTGTTGCTGATCCAGTATTGGCTAATGCTCAAACCAATGATGCACCTATTAGCGTGTTTGTTTCTGGCGATCCTGCGGGAGACTTTGCCGGGATAAACCTACTTGAGCAGGTAATGACTGATGGTACAGGTCTTGCCATCAACACGCGCTCACTTAATCAGCAAACATTAAAGACAGATGCAAGCAATGCATTAATTCCATCAGATGCGCCTGCTGCACTTGAAATTGAATTGATTAATGGCGGTCAATATATTTTAGATACAACTGGGTATCAGACTATATTAATTCAACAGCAAACTCTTGGATCATATGTATTCTTAGATCAAAGTAACGATAACGTTAACTTTACTCCAGCATCTGCTGTACAGTTATTAGGAAACCAGCAATCGTTTCCTTCTCCTTATACACAAGCTGTGTTTTCACAAGCAATGTATGCAATTCCTGTTGCAGCACGTTATATACGTTTTACGGCAACTACGACAACAACTGTTGATCTAGCAATTTATTTACGTCAAATACCATTTAATTCATATCAAACTTACTTTTCTGTAAACCTTCCGCAAGGCGCTCAGTTGGGTGGATACAACCAAACAATTAACCCCAACGGTACGGCAAATGCTGCATTTAATGCTCAAGGTGGAACTGCACCTAATCCAACATTAATATCTGGTATAGATCAAACAAGCGCTATTCGTGCAGTTAAGACGGATGGTGTCGGTATGCAGTATGTTCGCGGCGCACCGACTCAAGTTGGACAACAATCAATAGAAGAATTATTGACACAGATATTAGGAACTCTTCGTGTGCTAACGCATTATAAATATGAAGAGCAACTAATGGCAGGTATCCGTTCTTCCGCTGACGAACCTGATAATATGTTAGCGGATTATCTCAACCCTGCTTCAACCCTCAACAACATGACAAACTAGGAGTCATTATGTTAATTCAGAATCAAGTAGGCTCATTGCCTTCATCACGTCAAACCGCAGGTACACCCAATAACCCCGGTGGTACTTTCGGCGAGGCATTTGTATCAGAACTAGCCCCTCAGTATTATTCATTAGTAAAAGCAAACAAAGTGTTTACCTTGTCTGCCACTAACGTTAACTTAACTGGTTTCACTGGTGGTGCTGCTGGTACTCCAGCAATCGGTATTTATAACCCAGCAACATCCGGTACTGATATCGTTATTCTGCAAGCCCGTGTTGGCATTAAAACCACTGGTACTGCTGCAACTTCTAACGATTTTAACTTCTGGATGGCTAACCAAACCACTGCTGCGGTTTCAGGAACTCAGACTGCTTCTCGTTCGATGTATTCACAGCAGAACACAGGTTCCGTTTCATACGGTATGGTTAACGTTGCTAACACGGGTGCGCTTGCATCTACTTTGGTGGCCCCTTCTGTTTCAATCGGTACAACGACCACTACACCTACCCAGACTGTTGGTCTGTTCGTAGATGACGTGAAAGGACTGATTATTCTTGCTCCCGGTAACTACCTAGCATATGGTTTGTATGCAACGACTACCGCTGCTACGTTTGACGTTTCCTTGATGTGGGCTGAAGTACCTAGCTAATCTAGGATGGGGATTTATTATCTACGGCTAATAAATTAAAGAAGGAGTTCAGCAATGTTCTCCTTCTATCCCGTTTCGTCTGCACCATTTAGCTCGGCAAAAACTCCCGGCGCAGCAAATCTTCTTGGAGTAGTTGCATCAGGTTTAGCTGGAACAGTAGTTCCTCGGAGCACTGAATCAGAATCAGGTGTAGTCGCGTCAGGCGCATTAGGGCTTGTAGTACCTTTCTTATCACCTGCTTTCCCATTAACGGGAGTATCTGCGCAAGGTCTAATTCCGTACATTGGGCCGGTAACACCAAATGGTGTAGTAGCAAATGGATATGCTGGAATTGTTTTACCCGGTCCTGTTATTGCCATTTCTGGCGTAACAGCAAATGGAATTGCAGGTGCATTAGGTGGAGATTGGTACTGGACTGAAATAGACGACGATCAGTTGTATCCATATTGGACACCGATAATTACTCTCTAGGAAAATTATGTCAACGTGGACGCCTAATCTAAATATTCAGTTAATTGGGACCGGAGAGCAAAACGGATCATGGGGTACTACCACTAATGGTAACTGGCAATATTGCATGGAAAATGCAATTGTTGGTTCGACTCCTATTGTGTTCTCTGATGCAAATAAAACTTTAATTGCATCTCAATCAACAACCGATCAGCAATATCGGTATTTATATCTAAATTGTTCTGGAACGCTTACTGCTCAACGCACTTTATTTGTTCCAACAATTAACAAAAACTATATCGTCATTAACAACACAACTGGCGGGTATGGTATTCAAGTTCAAACGGCATCTGGAACAGGAATTGTTGTTCCAAGCGGAACAACTGTACCTTTATATGTAGATGGTACAAACGTTACTGCGGCATATAATTATGTGCCTTCTTTGTCGCTAGGTTCGGCATTGCCCATGTCTAGTGGCGGAACAAACAATGCAACAACGCCAACAGCAAATTCAATTGTCTATACATCAACAACAACGATTGGTGCTACAACGTATCCGTTGATGACATACGTTCCGGGTAATACCTCAACAACTCCTTTCTTCTTATCTTCAACAGGAACAGGTTCTGCGGCAAACGCGCCAACGTTAACGGGTTCAACAGGATCGGGATTGGTAGTATTGGCAAGTCAGCCAACATTCTCTGCTACACAGGGTAATGCACCATTTACTGTTAACAGCACAACGCTGGTAGCCAATTTAAATTCAGCGTCTGCGGCAAAAGTAAACAATGCATTGGTTCAGGGAGCAGGAATTACTTTTAGCGCAGGAACAACTTACGATGGTTCTCAGCAGGTCACTATAAGTGCTAGTGGTGTTACTTCTGTTTCTGGAACATCAAATCAAATTAATGCAAGCGCCAGCACGGGTGCTGTGCAATTAAGCATTTCATCAAATTATTCTGCCCCTTCAGTAGTTAACGCATTAACAGCTGGATCAGGTTTAGCTTTTAATTCTGGAACAACATATAACGGTTCAGCGGCTTTGACACTGAGCGTTACATCCGCTCCTTCAGTAACGAATTCATTAACAGCAGGAACTGGATTATCGTTTAGTTCAGGAACAACATTTAATGGATCAGCAGCAGTAACATTAAACTCCACTGGATCAACGCTAAATTCACAATCAGGAGCTTATGTATTATTAGCATCTGATGCTGGAAAAACTATTTCAATTTCTGCCGGAGGCATAACAGTAAATAATTCGGTATTTTCGGCAGGAAATTTAGTCACCATTTACAACAATTCTGCGGGATCACAAGTAATCACCCAAGGCTCAGGCTTGACGCTGCAATGGGCCGGTCAGTCTACATCGACTACAGGAAACAGAACATTGGGCTTATATGGTATTTGTACAATACTGTTTATTAGTTCATCTTCTGCGGTTATATCTGGAGCTGGGCTAACATAAAATGTCCATATTACAAATTTTATTTGCAATCAATACAAACGTTAATAACATAGTTCAAGCGTTTAATGGATCAATAAGTTGGGTAGCGCCTACTGGAGTTACTTCAATTAATTATTTAATTGTTGGCGGAGGCGGAGCTGGCGGATATAACATAGGTGGCGGTGGTGGCGGTGGTGGCGGGGTTCTTGTAGGGACTCAAGCAGTTACCGCTGGCTCATCTTATTCTGTTGTTATTGGTGCTGGCGGAGCACCTAATCAAACTAGCCCACAAAGAGGCGGGTCATCTTCTTTTGGTGGTGGTTCGACTGGAAATGGAGGCGGAGGTGGCGCTCAAGGACCACAAGCAGCAGCAGCCGGAGCATCAGGCGGAGGTGGGTCTGGACAAAATTCAACATTAAGCTCAGGGGCTTCTGGAAATTCTCCTGCTACCACTCCAGTTCAAGGATACAACGGAGGCGATAGCAACGTTAATAATCCATATCCTTCTGGTGGTGGAGGTGGAGCAGGACAAGCAGGGGGGAGCGGAGGCTCTGTGCAAAGCTCCACAAGCGGTAATGGAGGAAATGGTGCGGTTTCTACGATTACTGGAACTTCAACCTATTACGGTGGGGGTGGAGGCGGAGGCGGAAACTCAAACGGTGCAGTTGGAGGCAGTGGTGGTTTAGGTGGGGGTGGAGGCGGAGTTTCTTCTTCAAGAGCACCTATTAGCGGATTACAGAATACAGGAGGCGGAGGCGGAGGGTGTTATGACGGTGTATATCCGGGTTCAACGGGAGGTTCTGGAGTAGTCATAATTTCTTATGCAACTACATCAAAACCAACAAGACTTGTTTTTACAGGTACTGGAAGTTTTACGGGACCAGCAAATACTCCTAATGCATCTTATCTTCTTATTGCTGGAGGGGCTTCTGGTGGCATAGGTTCTGGCGGCGGAGGTGGAGGCGGTGCAGGTCAATTCTTAACAGGAACTACTGGAGCAATTGTTGCGGGAGCAAAATATACTGTAGTTGTTGGGGCGGGAGGACAAGGCGGAAGCCAAAATGTTGATGTTTATAGCAAAGGACATGACTCAGTTCTTTATGGCTTAGATTCTCAAGGATTCAATATTACAGCTTTTGGAGGTGCAGCTGGAGGTACAGCAGGTGTGCAAAGCGGTCAAGATGGATACCCTCCCGGCGGTTCAGGTGGGGGTGGGTCTGGATCTACTAATACGACAGGTGGAAATGGATTTGGGGTAGCAGGTAATAGCAATAATGGTGGTTCAGGAGGTGGTTCTTTTCCTTATTGTGGTGGTGGTGGCGGTGGAGGAGCTGGAAGCGCCGGGGGAAATTTTAATAGTGGAACAAGCACTCCCGGAAGCGGAGGGGCTGGTTATGCTTCAACTCTTTCAGGGTCTTCTGTAACGTATGCGGGAGGCGGAGGTGGCGCGTTTTATAATGGCTCTACAACTGGATTATTAAATAATGGTGGATCTGGAGGTGGAGGTAGTGGGGTAGCAGGGCTGGGTACTGGATCTGACGGTCAAGCTGGAACTGGAAGCGGTGGCGGAGGATCTTCAGGAACATCAGTGTCTACTGGATTTATAAGCAATGGTGGTGGTGGCATTGCAATTTTAGTGTTCAATTAAGGTAAAAGAATGAAACCTGAAAAAGGGAAGCTATACAAATTATATGGGATTAACGTGGCAGTAGAAATGTTACGTCCGGGTGCATTGTGGGAATTTGATGGTCAAAAGTTTACTAGATGGGACGATGCGCGTCCTTGTCCTACACCACAAGATGTTTTTGATGTAATGGAAAAAATTAAGAATTTTGAAGATTCCATAGACACAATTTATACAGCAGAACAGTTAGCTAAATTTAATGAAGATGAACAAAACTTTTTGAAAGCTACCGAAAAAGTAGAGGTTTAAAATGGCGCACTTTGCAGAACTAGATAGTAATAATGTTGTTATACGAGTTGTTGTTGTTAACACAGAAGATACTTGTGATGCGCACGGAAATGAAAAAGAATATATAGGTGCAGCTTTTTTAGAAAATTTGCTAGGAGGAACTTGGAAAAAAACAAGTTATAACTCGGCTGGTGGTGTCCATAAATTAGGTGGAGAGCCATTCAGGGCAAACTATGCGGGTATAGGGTCTATTTACGATCCTATTAATGATGTGTTTTACTCACAGCAGCCATATCCTAGTTGGACTATTTCTGCACCTGATTGGATATGGAAATCACCTGTTCCTATGCCGCAAGATAATAGCCCATATGCTTGGAATGAAACAAATAAAGCATGGGATAAAGTTGGATAGACGTGTTTAAACTTGATCATGAAACAATATTGATATGGCTTCTTGTATACGTTGTAGGTATATCAGGAACGGTTGGGGCAGTATGTAACTTTGATGTGATCCCGTGTGAGCAGACGGGTGACACAACACAATGGACGCTTCAACTCATAGCTGTAGTGGTATCACTACTGGCTGGACGGAAAAATGAATAATGGACATCATAGACCTTGTATCCAAGATATGGCCCATAGCAGTTGGGTTTGTCACATTAGTCATTGTGTTGGCAAAAATGGATGCGCGGATAACTACGCTAGAAGATAAAGTTAAAAGTATTTTTGAGCTTTGGAATCATCACATTGATAAAGGAAAAGATTAATGGCTGATTGGATTGATACCCTAGAAAAGTTAGCGCCCACTGTTGCCTCAGCGCTTGGTAGCCCTGTTGCGGGAATGGCGGTTGGTGCGTTGGAGTCTGCACTTGGTGTGTCTGGAGATGATGTACAAAAGACGATTGAGACGGGGAAGTTAACAGGCGACCAAGTTGCTGCTATCCAGCAAGCCGAACTTGCGCTTAAGGCCAAGGCTGAAGAGTTGGGGCTGGACTTCACCAAGCTAGGGAATGAGGATCGTGCGTCAGCTAGAGAGATGCAGAAAGCCGTTAAGTCATGGGTTCCTTCTTTTCTCGCAATATCGGTTACTCTGGGATTCTTCGGAATACTGGTAGGGTTGATGTTAGGAAAGATAGATCAAGCCGCAGAAGTCGATATCATGCTGGGTTCTTTGGGTACGGCATGGACTGGAATCGTGGCTTTCTATTTTGGATCAAGCGCTGGATCACAAGCTAAAGACGCGGCTATCCATGCAAAGATGAGCGAGGGTAAATGATGACTCAACTCTCCCCCCATTTTTCCCTAGAGGAACTGACCTTCACGGATCATCGTGAGTTTGATAACACACCGAATGCTGAAGAACTTGCGAACTTACAACGCTTGGCTGAGTTCTTGGAGAAGGTAAAAGTGTTGTTGGGTGGGAAGCCGATCATGATTAACTCTGCGTTTCGTTGTAAGCAGGTGAATGATGCGGTGGGAAGCAAGGATACAAGTCAGCACAGAGTTGGATGTGCAGCAGATATTCGTGTGCCGGGAATGACCCCTGATCAAGTGGTTCAAGCTATAATCAACTCAGGATTACCTTTCGACCAAGTGATCCGTGAATTTGATCGCTGGACCCACGTTTCTATACCTAACCGTGAGGGTGAACAGCCCCGTGGTCAGGCGCTTGTTATAGATAAGGCAGGAACGCGGGCATACAAACTAGCTTAGGTGTGCCATGCCCCAGAAAAAGATAACGTTTAAACCGGGAGTTAATCAAGAAAACACTCGTTACGTTAATGAGGGCGGATGGTACGACTGCGACAAAGTAAGGTTTCGTACTGGTTCGCCAGAGAAAATAGGCGGATGGCAACCTACTAGCGCAAACACGTTTCTTGGAATTTGTCGTTCACTATGGAATTGGGTAACACTTTCTGGCTCTAATCTTATTGGGGTAGGAACAAACCTTTTTTTCTATATATACCAAGGTGGCGGATATTCAGATATCACCCCACTAAAGTTTACAACCAACGGTCAAATCAGCGTTGCAGCTAATTCATTTACTACAGCAAGTGGATCGCCAAGCGTTACGGTTGCTATGCCGGGGCTTGGAACAACGTACTTCTTGTTTACAAATGACGTTATAAATATCTATAACGTAACAACGGCCGTAAATGGAATTCCAGCAGCTAGTTTCAATGCACAGTTTACGATTACCGCCACCAATTATATTGGAACCCCAACAGTAACGATTGTTCTTCCTTCAGCAGCCACAAGTTCTGGAACATCTGGTTCGGCATGTTCTATCCAATACTTTGCCTATTGGTTCAGCATAACAAGCATTCAAACATTTGCAAACTCCAACACTATTATAGTGACTTGCAGTTCAACTCAAGAACGAATAAATGACACGGTTTTTTTGAAACAACCAAATGGTTCTTTCATAACGGTAGGCGGAATAACGCTTACAAATCAATATCAAGTATTTGCACTTGGTCAGGGAACGTTCTCAATTTATTCATCTGTTGCTGCCACATCTAATCAAACGTTAACTTCAACATTGTATGCACAGTTTGATATTAGTTCATCACCAGCTTATGTTGTTTCTGTAGTAGGTTGGAATGCTGGATACTGGGGTAACAATACTTGGGGTAATTCATTAGATGCGAATACAACATCAATTGGATTATGGTCGCAAGCAAACTTTGGTGAAAATTTAATATTTGGACCACGCGGTGGAGGCATGTATATATGGAAAGCCTCTGGAGGAATTGGGGTAATAGGTCAAAATCTAAGTACACAATATGGTGCTTCTGACGTACCAACTATTCAAAATAACATTGTTGTTTCAGATGCTTCAAGATTTGTTTTGGCTTTGGGATGCAATGATTATGGGTCAACAATTTTAAGCCCAATGTTAATTAGATGGTCTGATCAACAAAGCTCAATTAGCTGGACTCCATCAATCACTAATCAAGCGGGTAGTTTAACTTTATCTCATGGCTCAACTATTGTAGGGTTTATACAAACACGTCAAGAGATTGTTGTTTTTACAGATTCTTCAGTATATTCGCTTCAATATCTTGGACCCCCTACTGTTTGGGGTGCGCAGCTTGTTGGTTCCGATACTTCAATCCTTGGCCCAAATGCAATGGCATTAGCTTCAGGAGTTGTATATTGGATGGGTAATGGTAAGTTTTATTCATACAATGGTACGGTACAAACATTGCAATGTGATCTGCGTGAATTTATTTTCAGCAATATAAATTCAAATCAAAACTATCAAGTTTACGCAGGAACAAATGAAGCATTTAATGAAGTATGGTGGTTTTATTGTTCGGCAAATGCAACGAATGCACCAGATACATATGTTATTTATAACTATATAGATAATGCATGGTACTTTGGATACATATCTAGAACTTCATGGGTAGCAACGGGATTAATCGTATATCCTATTGCAGCATATCCTTCTGGATATCAAACGTCGGGAAACATTTCAAATCCAGTAGGGAAGCTTTTATTCCATGAATATGGAACAGATGACAACACAACTGGAACACCTCTACCCATGACGTCATATATTCAAACTGCTGAATTTGATATTGAAGACGGGGATCGGTTTTCTTTTGTATGGCAAATGCTTCCAGACGTTAGATTTAATGGATCAACTGCATCAAACCCATATGTTGTGATGTCTTTAGTTGGAATGCAAAACTCAGGTTCCGGTTTAAACAATCAAGACAAATTACTTTCTGGTGGGCAAAACAGTAACTCTGTAATCCAAACGACAGCAGGCGTCCCCGCATCATTAAGTTATTCACAAGTAGTGATTGAGAAATTTACCGGAACCGTTCCTTGTCGTGTACGAGGAAGGCAGTTAATTTTTAGAATAGAAAGCAGTGGGTTACTTGGAGTTCAATGGCAGCTTGGAGCGCCACGTATCAACATCCGTCCAGATGGAAGAAGGGGAAATACATGAGCAATAACTTAGTTCCAGCAGTACCAAACCTGCCATTACCAGAAAATAACTTTAGCCAACAATATCTTAACGTTCTTACCAACGTCTTGCGTTTGTACTTTAACGGAATTACTTCATCTGTTCAGACTAGCGCGAATGATATTTCATCGCTCACTACTCTGACTTGGCTTGACATGTAATGGCAAATTATCAAAACGTTACTCCTATACAGTTAGGACAAGCGGCGATAACTACATCTGCAACAACGGTGTATACAGTCCCTACTTTGTCTTTGGTGTATTTGAAGGACATTGATATTTGCAATACAACAGCAGCTCAGATATCGGTTAATGTTTATTTGGTTCCCAGCGGATCAACGGCTTCAACCAGCAACGCATTGTTTTATGGAGCACTTATTCCGGGGAACAGCACTTTGCAATGGACCGGATCGCAATTATTGTTAACTAGCCAGACTGTACAAGTCTCTGCAAGCGCGACAGGCTGTACGATTATCGCAAGCGGAGGACAAGCAGTATGACCATAAATGTGTACCCAAATATGACCAACTTCGTAACTACATCAAGCAATGAATCGGCGTCTGCGCTTCCAGCAACGTATCAAGTTGCGCGTGGTTTAGTTACAGGAGTTACGTCTTTTGCCATCAATGGATATCAAGCTGCTTTGCCAGCAACTAATTATTATCCTATATGGGAAAACGCAAGTTACTACCCAACCTATCCCGGCTCTGCTGCGGTCCAATACTTAACAAGTTCATCTGCATCTGATACAGCAGTACAAGTATTAGTGTCTGGATTAAATTCAACTTATGCGCCCATTAGCGAAACAGTTACGTTAAACGGAACTGCTTACGTTTCTACGGTAAATACGTATTTGAGGATAAATAGTATAAGCGTGACAAGCACAACAAGCGCTGTTGGATCAGTGACGATTGGCCCATCAAACTCTTCTATAACAACAGTTTATGCCACAATAGGACTGACTACGCAAAATGGTTCTAGCGTATCAAACGGACGTAGTAACATGTCTGTTTACACGGTTCCAACCGGATTTACACTGTATATAACAAGGCAACAAGCGTTTGTAGCGGCAGGCGGTTCTAACTACGGAACATTCCGTATATATAGCGCAAATGCTGGCGTATTGAATATAAGTAATCCATCGCCTATTCAGTATCCGGGATATAGCGTAACGCAAGTAACGCCATTAGTTTACACGGCAGGAACAGATATACAATTTCAAGTATCCGTAACAGGCTCTGTCCCTGTAGGCATTCAAGTAGAGGGTTTGTTGATTTCTGGAGCGGCTAACTAATCATGGCAAACACAGGCTTACCATCATTATCAATCCCGGTAAAACAGGGCCAAAGTCTGTATGACATCTCGCGTATCTATGGGGCTGGGGCTGGATTTGGTGGCGCAGATTATATTGCAGCATTGCAAGCAGGATATACAGACTCAGATATAGTTAATTTTCTAAATGCAAATCCATATCTAAACACGGGAGCAGCAAAAGACCTTATTACGCAAGGAAAGCAGGCAGATTTAATTGCAGCAGGCACACCAAACATAGGGGCAAGTGACGCAAATCGTTTACCTTTATTGGCTAATCCTGTTACGCAAGGAGAAAGCCTTTCCGAAATTTCTCGTATATATGGTGCAGGAGCTGGATTTGGCGCAGCGGATTACGTTGCTGCACGACAGGCTGGATATTCTGATTCAGATATAGTTAATTTTCTAAATGCAAATCCGTACCTAAACACAGGGGTAGTTAAAGACTATATTAATCAAGGAAAGCAAGCAGATCTTATTCAGGGAAGCTTAGAGAACATTATAAAAAGCGATCCTAACCGTGCAGCTTTAGTAGACCCTAATTCAGCTCCAGCTCCAGCTCCTGCCCCTGCTCCTGCTCCTGCTCCTGCTCCATCAAATGCAATCCCATATGCACAAATGGGTATACCCGGACGTGGAAATGATCCTAGTGTCCAGATGTATGGTTCCAATGTAGACGTTGCTGGGAACGATACCTATAACCAGTTGATGCGAGCTTCTCAAGCCGGCACATTGGTTATGGTTAAGGCTCCTACTCAAAACAACAATCCATTTGGAGCTAACTACGGAGCCAGTGGTTACAACCTTATAGACTCAGCAACAGGTAACGTAGTAGCAAATAACGTATCCCCTTCTCAACAAAATGGCGTATATCAATTTTCATTTGCTAACCCACAATCTGAAGGATCAATTAATACCTATATCCGCGCAGATCCAGCGACAGGCACAGTAGCACCCATAGATCCATCTAAGATGATGACCTATCAGTCTGGTGCTGGCGGTGGAATGTTGAGTGGTATTGCACAGATGGCATTGCCAGTATTGGCTGGATTGGCTTTACCCGGAATAGGTGCGGCACTAGGAGATGCGTTGTCTGGGTTTACAGCGGCTGAGGGTGCAGCAGATATAGCCACGTTTGCTCCTTCCGGATCATCTGTTATCACATCTAGCGGAGCAATTCCTGCGGCATATTCAGCGGCTGGAACGGCAGCAGCAGTAGCTCCATCTCTTGGGTCTCAAATTATAGGTGCGGCTCAAGATGTAGCATCTAATCCAGTAGTTCAAGATGTGCAAACAGCAAACCAAGCTGTAAACACAGTGAAAGCAGCACAGGATAACAATCCTGCTGGAGTTTTGTCTGGTTTAGTTGGATTAGGAAGTTCATTGGGGGTTACTTCGCCAACGATTGGTTCAACGGGTGGTGATCCAAATCCTGCCGATAACGTGAACATGGCGCAGAATGGATCTACGAGTACACCCACGTTTACTACGGATGGATCTCAGGCTGGAATCACAACAAACTTTGGAACGGGTGACAATCAAACGCAAATGGTAACTCCGTCTGCCGGAGGAGTAAGCGGTGCAGATGTCACATCAAGCCCGGTAACAGCAGCAACAGCGCCAGTAAACTTACCAACTGGTATTAACACAGCACAGAACGGATCTACTGGAACTCCTATATTTCAAGATACAAGCGGAATGTCACAAGTTCCTCTTGGGACAACATCTAACTACGTAGATAATTCACAAACAACTACGAACGTTGACCCAACGACAGGAAATGTTACAAGTAGTTCAACGATACAAAATGCGTTAACGCCAACACAAGGAACGGCTATTGCAGGCAATGCGGGAAACAACCTTTCTGGGATTGCAAAAGCTTTAGCTGCGTCAGCAGGTCTTGTTGGTCTTGTAAGCGGCGGGAGTAGCTCATCAAGCCCGAATGTAACGGGAACATCAACATCATCACCTGCTTCTAATCCAGTCTTAAACTGGAATTATAGTGCGTACACCCACCCAACAGGATCCGCTATGGGACATCAATATTTAAATCCAACTTTTTCTGGGTTCGCTCACGGCGGCCTTGCGTCTATACCTAAAAAGTTTTCAAATGGCGGCATGCCTACAATGGTGTCCAATCAATCTGTGACACCAACAACATATTATGATCACGGGATTCCTGCATTCAGCGGTCAAACGCATGGATCTTTAGTCTCACAACCGAAGCGAGGTGATCGAACCGGAGTAAGCGGTAATTCAACTTTTAATGACATCACGGATTTCTTCACGAGGCCAAGTATTGAGTTCGCTCCAAGAGAAGAACTACCCGTTAATAATTTAGGCCCAAATGCTCAGTATGTTCCGGGTCAGCCGCATCAAGAGTCTCTGTTAGGATTACCTGCTTATATGCTTCAAGAAGCCGGTCGTTACGTTGGAGCAAACCGGACACCTGATCCGCGACAAGGAATGTATTTGCCCGGCGATACCGATGTAAGCCAAGCTTATTCCGTAGACGCTCGTGGAATGACGCATAACGTTCCTTCGACACAAACAAACGTAGCCGAAGACAACTCTTATGCTCATGGCGGAGAAATTTATAACCTTGGTTCTTACTCAGACGGTGGACGTCTTTTAAAGGGGCCGGGTGACGGAATGTCTGATAATATTCCAGCTACGATAGGGCATAAGCAACCAGCTCGTTTAGCCGATGGGGAGTTTGTGATTCCAGCGGATGTGGTATCTCATTTAGGCAATGGCTCTACAGAAGCAGGATCTAAAGTGTTATACAAAATGATGGAACGAGTTAGGAAGGCTAGAACTGGCAATCCTAAACAGGGTAAGCAGATCAAAGCCAACAACTACATGCCAGCATAAGGAAAGATCATGTCTGTACTAAGTGATTTCATGACATCGCAAAACTTAAACGCAACGCCTACTAGCTATACGCAAGCGGGGGTTTCTCCATATGCTCAACCTCTAGCAAATCAAGTTGTAAATCAAGCTCAGGCACTTGGTTCAGCTCCGATGCCACAATTTACCGGAGAGCTTGCTGCCGGACCTTCTCAATTACAAAACCAAGCATTTCAAGGGCTGGCTAATTTAACACTGCCTAGCGGGATGGCGGCGGCTGGTAATAACCTTGGAAGCGTAGCAACACAAGCTCAAAACATTGGCAATACGTTTACTCCAACAACGTTTACAAATCAAAACTTTACTTCAGACGCTGCACAGCAGTACATGAATCCGTATTTGCAAGCCTCTTTGCAGCCACAACTTCAGCTATTAAATCAACAACTAGGACAACAAAACAGTCAGCTTGGCGCAACAATGGCTCAGGCGGGAGCTTTTGGTGGAGGTCGTCAAGCTATAGAAGAATCTCAGAATGCTCTAAACAATAATCTTGCTGCTAATTCTTTGATCAGTTCTGGTTATAACACTGCGTACAACAATGCAATGAACCAGTTCAACGCAGATCAAGCTCGCAACTTACAAACTCAGCAAGCACAAGAAACAGCAAATCAATATCAATCATCGTTAGGTTTACAAGGGTTACAGGCTGCAACAACAGCAAATCAAGCTCTTGGTCAGAATGCTACGAATCAAGCACAATATGGACTTGCAGACGTGCAGGCGCAAGAAAAAGCTGGAAGCGAACAACAAGCTTTGGCACAAGCTGCGGATACAGCTTCATACAATCAGTACCTACAACAACTACAGTATCCACAACAGATGTTGAAGATGCAGTCAGGAATATTAGCGGCTTTACCCTCAAGTACCTCTGCGATTTACGGACAAGCCCCATCAACATCACAAAACTTGGTCGGAGCAGGCGGAACAGTTGCTTCACTGGTAAACGATTTACCTGCATTGCAAACTGCTTATGATTCACTTAAAGGTTTCTTTGGGACGGGGGGATAACCATGTTAAATTTGGTTCAAGTACAGGCAAGCCTGCAAAGCCCTATCGTTACTAATCAAGACTTAATGAAGTATGCCAATGGTGCGAATCCAGAAGTTCCTTCGTATATGGCACTTGGGGAATTAAATCGTCGCAAACAACTTGAGCAACTTGCGCAACCAGTCCCCGCACAGCAACCAACAGTTAAAAATCAAATTGAGCAAGGACTAGGATCGCTAGGGCAAGTTAATCCTTTGACGGCTCAACAAGGAGCAAATCCGCTTGCCCCGCAAGCTGCAACAAATCCAACTGCTCCACAGCAAGGAACCAATCCTGTAGCCGCACCTACTGGACAAGTTAATCCTGTGGCGGCTCCTGCTGGACAAGTTAATCCTGTCGGGGCCATACAACAATCTCCTGAAGAAGCTTATGCCAGAATGAAACAGGTTCAGGGGCCGCAGGGAGTTCCGCAAGCACCACAAGCACCAGCCGTTCCTATGGCTCATGGTGGATTGGCTTCTATGCCTTTGCATCATATGTTCCATGCTGACAACTATGCGGGTGGTGGAATTGTTGCTTTTGATGAAGGCGGTAAAGCTGAGGAAACTGTAGAAGACTTTCCTGCAAGCGAGAATCCTACGGCTTATATGTCAGGAAGAGAGCGTGAGGCTTATGAGGCTAATCAAAAGTTAGCGGATCTCCTTCAACTAAACGGTTCTGTTGCAGGGGTTCAGGGAGCACCGGGAAGCCCTAGTGGGCCGACAGTAATAAGTCCGAACGCCCCGCCTTCGACCATTGGGTATAGTACTCCTGTAGAGACAGCAGGAATTCCTAGCGCAGCAGGGTCACAAGGCGGAGCAGGAGAAGAAGCTACTGCTGAGGAAACTGCTGGACCCACGAACTACAGTTCATTAGATACTCTAGCCGGAATTCAAGGATTGCCGGGGACACCAAGTGGACCTGCGGTAGAAGCACCGGAACAGGCTGGCCCAACTAACTACAGTTCTTTAGACACACAGGCTGGGATTGCAGGTCTTCCGGGAACGCCAAGCGGTCCTGCAATTAAAGCGCCAGATGAAACACCTGCGTTGCCATACAGTTCATTAGATACCTTAGCCGGACAAGCTGGAGCCCCCGGTGGACCTAGCGGTATTACAGATGCACAAGCATTGGCTGCAATCAAAAAGGTTACTGCTGACAACGCAACTGCGGAAAATCCAAGGTTCACTCCTTTAGGAACATCTACAGCTACCGCTCCTGCCGCTGGAATAAAAGGAGCAGAGGGCGCTCAAAGCGGTGAAGCGAAAGCATCGCCTGCGACGCAAGCTGCAACAGCAACGAAGAAATTGGTTGATATGTTTGGAGAAGTTCAACCAGATGCTGTTCCTGATGATTTGCCAAAGAGCCTTCAGGAAATGAAAGATTATTTTAAGAAGGCTGGAGTTAAAGAAAATCCATTGTCTGCATTAGAGGATAGACAACGCGCGATGGAAGCACGTCAAGCTGAGAATCATAAGCAAGACGCAATGGAAAGGCTGATTGCTTTTGCAACAGCATATTCCGGAGCCAACCCTGCTTTAGGTTTTGCTGGCGCTGCCTCTGCCGGGATGAAAGCGCGTACAGAACTTGTACATAAACAACGTGAAATACAAGACGCAGAGGATAAAGCAGCTATGGAGTTCTGGAAAGCAGACGCTATGGCTCAAGATGCCCGCGCGCGCGACGATGCGAAGATGGGTATAGAGTGGAATAACCAGAAAAAGCAAGCACTAAAAGACTTTAAGACAAGCTATCTGGCGCAACAAGAAGTTCAGGCAAAGATAAAAGACTCTCAGTCTAAAGAAATTACGGCGTTAGCTGCAAAAGAAGAAGTTGCATTGAAAACGACTGAGTCTCCAAGAAAGCTGGCTGTAGAGGAAAGCAATGCTAAAGCGAAAATGATAGAAGCAAATGCGGCGCTGGAGCGTGAAAGAGGCGCTAACGCAGATAGAAAAGAAGCGCTTAAACAACAGCAAGAAATTAAGAAACGTGAAGACTTAACAAATGCACTTAAGAATAGCGAGTCTCTGAAGAAAGCCTCTGATGCTGAGGTAGCATTCTTGAATAATCCTTTAACTGGGGCTGCTGACCTAAGTAAACCTGAAGTGTACGAACAATACAAACGTCTACACCAAGCAGTTGAGAACGAAGCTAGAGCAATTCATACCCGTCAGGGCGCAGGAGAACTTTATCAGCCCAGACCATTGCTGGAGAAGCCTCCTGTTAACCCAAAAACACCATCTTGGTGGGAAAGAACTTTTGGCCCATCTGCTCCAGCAAATACAGCAGCAGAAAATAAACCTGCAACGCCTTATACGCCACCACGCCCAACTAATGTACCTCAAGGAGCGCAGTGGAGCGACAAGACTCAATCATGGTGGAACACGCAAACCGGACAAGAATACAAGTAAAAAATTATGGCACTCAAAGACCTCCCGGATGATCTTAAGCCTGAGAACCCTCGTCCGGAAGGACTTCCAAATGACTTGAGGCCAGAAAACCCTGAAGTAAGTTCAGGCCGAGCATTCTTAACTCGTGCGGCAGAAAACGTTTTACCTATTGTAGGCGGGGCATCCGCAGTTGCTGCGTTGCCTGCTGAGGCTGGTTTACTTCTAACGGGCGGTGCGTTACTAGGTGCAGGTATTGGCGCTCAATATCTACAAAATAAAGCGCTAGAAAGCTTCCCTGAAACGGCTAAAGCGATAGGTTTAGGGGAAGCCGAGAGGACGGCAGGTCAAGAGCAACATCCGTATGCATCTATGGCAGGGGATATCATTCCTAATCTGCTTACCATGCGACCAGATGTTGAAGGGATTGCAAGCTTGTTTAGCAAGAACGTAGCACCAGAGGCAAAGGCTGCCATCGCTAAACAAATAGCGGGGCAATCTGCACTTAGCGGTACATTTGCAGGTGGATTAGATGTTGGTCAACAACTTCTAACCACAGGAACGGTTGATCCTTACTCTGCTTTACTATCTACAGCTCTAGGTGCAGCAGGAACAAAAGAAACAGGATTGGGACGTGCAGCCGGGGCTCCGGGTCGTGCATTGCGTGAACGCATTACTGGTGTTAAGGCCGAACCAAAAGTTGCTCCAGAGGTTTCTCCCGTTACTCCGGCAGAACCGACTGAGCCTACGGATAAAGTTTCCGCATCACCTTATCAAGATAATGAAGCTGCGTTTGCAGAACTCACAAAACCAAACGCTCCGTCTGGAAAAGAGCCTCCACCACCGGAAGTTGCTCCTGTCACAGCACCGACTCCGATTGAGCCAACTCCTGCTGTTGAACCGACCGCTACTTCTGTTGAGCCAGAACCTGTCGCAACAGTAAATGCGCCAGAACCATTTAAAACTGCATCGTTAGGAACGGAAGCTCCAACTGTAGGTGGTGAAGCAGCTGTAATCCAAAACAGAGACAGAACATCTGACCAGTCTATTGCTCAGATGCAGTCTATCGCTGCCAATCCTGATTACGGTCAGGTTAGCGTTTCACGTTCAGCGGCAGATGGTGCTCCGATTGTTTACGGTCAAAACTTACGAGCACCTATAAACCCAGAGCACGTTGGAAGAACAGACACCGTTACGCTTACCGATGGATCTAAAGTACCTGTTACTTATGCGGCTGTTGAAGCAAACAGCGTTATCCCTTCGCACTACGCTGACGGATCACCTGTACCCGACTACAACAACCCAAATGCAAGCGGACTCAAAGTAGCGGCAGGAAATGGTCGCGCTGCGGGTTTACAGGCTGCTCATCAACGTGGGAATGCAGATGCCTATCGCGCATCTCTGTCCGCAGATAACCTGCATGGAATAGATCCAAACGCGATAGCAAGCTTAGACAACCCCATGCTCGTTCGCGTGACGCATCCAGATCAGGTATTGAGCAGACCAAACTGGGGTGACCTTACTAATACTCCGTTAGGGTTAGAACTTAGTCCCATCGAGATGGCTAAGAATGATGCTAACCGGATTGATTTGTCTAAACTGGATATTGGGGAAAACGGTGTAAGCCCTGATGCGGTTCGTAAATTTATCAATGCTATGCCAATGTCTGAACAGGCAGGGATGCTGAACAAAGATGGCACGGTAACGCCCAAGGCGATAGACCGTATGAATGCGGCTATCTTCCATAAGGCATACGACAACGACGCGCTAACTGAGCTTGCATACTCTGCGGTAGATCCAGAGGCTAAGACCGTTGTAAACGCCTTAGCTAAAGCTGCTCCGCACATGATGCAGTTAGATAACACCGCGTATAACGAAATCAAATCGCACGTAGCTGATGCTGCTGAGATGGCAATCAACGCAACGCGAAACAAGATGAGCTTGAAGGATCGCGTAAAACTTCCGCAAATCGGGGATAGCGAACTGGCTTCTAACATTTTCAGGACGTTTGCAGAACATACGGGATCACCTAAGAGAACATCAGACTTCCTAACGAACTTAGCAAAGTTTGCTCATGAGGAACACATGAGCGGTTCAGAGGATATGTTTGGGGAAAGACCTAAACGTAGCGTACCTGAGCTTATAGATCTTGCTAGAGGAACAGTAGCTAAACCTGTCGAGCTGACTAAAGCTGCTCCCGGAGGACGGGAAGATGCAAACGGAAGACCGCTGCATGACTTTGAGTTTGGCACGGAACAAGAGATCAAGGAAGCAAAAAATAATCCTGACCTGTTAACTGAAACACTTAATCAACATATAGAAACTGCTAGAAAAAAAGGCATTGATCTGACTTACATGGATGATCCTGAAGCAGGGACCAACCGAATTGATCCACGCAAGAGCATGGTATCCGTAAGTGAGCTTGCTAAAGACAAGACAGTAGCCGACGTTGTTAAACGTATCCGTGACTTTGTTCCACTTGATATCAAAGAAATACTGGATCGCATCCTTCCTGAAGTGAAGGATGTAAAGATCAAGATTGACAATAGAAGAAGGTCGGCTCGCGGAATATATAACACAATACGACATGATATTCGGATTATCCCAAACGCAAACGGGAACAATTTATCAACGATTACGCATGAAATAGTTCACTCGGCGACTGAGCGGAATTACCGTGCGGCAAAAGGGTATGCTGATTACGGTGAGTCTAATCCTCAGCATATTCAAGCTGCTGAAGAACTAGATAGTTTGTTTAAGTACATAAAGAAGATCCCGCAGGGAAAAGAACTTAAGCGTATTGGCGGAAACATATTCTCTCATCCAACAGAATTGATTACGTGGGCTATGGTTGATCGCCCAGTCCAAGAAATACTTAAGAAGATTAAGCTTCCTAATGAAGAAACAGCATGGAGTTCGTTTGTATCTTCCGTGCGTAAGTTGCTTGGCTTAACAAAATCTAGTGATGATGCATTAAGCAAAATCATGGACCTTGGTGAGCGCTTGACCGGGAAAGTTCATGTTATGCCAGACGAGTCTCGTCCCGGCGTCAAGATAAAAACACCCAAGAGTCGGCAAGAACTTGGTGAAGAAACCGGCGCTCCAAAAGAACACGAAGTCTCTGAGGCGGTAACTGAACAAAAGCCTGTTACACCGCAAAACATAAACCCAGAGCGGTTAAACAAGTTTATGTATCACATGGTTAACAAGTATGTTGATCTTAAGAACATGCACGATGCCATCATCAAGAACGGTGGCAAGATGGCTGACGAGTTCAATGCATGGCTCCAGCATTCAATCTCGACCAACAGAAGGTCCGATGTGTCGAAAGAGTTCAGAGAAAAAGAACTTCGCCCATTGGCTCAAAAGATGGACCGTTTGGGTGTTACGCAAGATCAACTTGATGAATACCTGCACAACAAGCATGCAGAAGAGCGTAACAACCAGAACAACAAGACAAACGAATACGAAGATGAGAACGGCGAGATTCAGTTAAAAAATCCCGCTATAAAAGATTCTGGTTCCGGCATCCATACGGATGACGCTAAAAAGTATCTTGATAGCCTGACTCCCGAACAGAAAGCCAAGTTTGAAAGTTTGGCTAAAGACGTTCGTAAAATTATAGAAAAAACTCAAGATATGCTTGTAGCAAGCGGTCAAGAGACTCCTGCAACAATAGCAAGCTGGCGCGAAACTTATGGTGATTACGTACCACTTCAGCGTATAGATGAAGAACTTAACTTCGTTCATCATGGTGGAACGGGTGGCGGCATTGGATCATCTGGAAATACTTCGCGTAGGGCCGTAGGCTCTCTTAAGACGGTTGGTGACATCCTTGAAAACGTGATGCTCCAGCGTGAGCGGGCAATCAATCGTGCAGAGGATATCAAGGTCGGTCGTGCATTGTACGGGCAACTCTTGCAGCATCCGATGCCGGGTTTTGCCACGGTCGTGAATCCAGATGTTGTTAAAAATCCTCATCTGTTGAAAGCAGAACTACAGAAGATGGGTCTTGATCCTGACCTTGCCGATCGGATCATGGCCCCCCCAAAGAAAGGGACAATCAACGAGCGCACTGGTTTAGCTGAGTACCGCATGGATCCTGCCATCCGTAGCGCTGCGAACGTGCTACCTGTTCGTATAAATGGCAACGATAGATACATCATATTCAACACGGGCAATGAAACAGCCATGAGAATGGTGGGTGCGCTTAAGAATGCGGATGCCGTTCAGATCCCGCCGTTCATGCGACCCATTGCTAAGTTTACGAACTATCTATCCTCCATCAATACCCAATTCAACCCTGTGTTTGGCGCATGGAACTTTATGCGTGACTCCGTGGGCGGTGTTGTTAACTTAGTATCTACTCCGCTTGCTCAAAGTAAAGCCAAGGTTGCGGCTGATACTTTGCCCGCTCTGAAAACTATCTATTCAGAGTTACGTGCCAGACGAAACGGGGAAACAACAACTGGTGAATGGGCTGACCTTTACAAACAGTTTGAGAAGTCTGGTGGCAAGCTAGAGTTTGCAGACCGTTTAAGAAACAGCGAAGGGAAAGTGGACATCCTAGCTAAGGAGTTGCGGGACTTAAACCCAAGCAACGTTCGTAAAGCAACCAAGTCAGTGATGGGCTGGCTATCAGACTACAACGACAGTATGGAAAACGCTGTGCGTTTAGCAGCGTTTAAGAATGCCTTGGAATTGCGGAACAAAGCATTTCCGAACGGCATGTCTCCTGACAAGGCGGCACAGCTTGCCAACAACATCACGGTTAACTTTAACCAGAAGGGTCAGTTAACTCCATACTTCTCATCCGTATTCTCATTCTTTAATGCTGCCGTACAAAGTACAGATCGTTTGGCTCAGACATTAAATAGCCCAGCAGGTCGCAAGATTGTTGCAGGCGGCCTAGCGCTTGGTACGGCTCAAGCTATGGCGCTTGCCGCTGCTGGTTTTGATGATGAAGATATCCCTGCATATGAGAAGGAAAAGAACTTCATCCTTCCAACGGGTGACGGCACATACCTAAAGATACCTATGCCTCCCGGCTTAAACATTATTCCAAACTTTAGTCGCAACTTGACTGAATATGCGTTGGCACAAGCTGGATTGCAGCGGAGTAACGCCGGAGCAGGGAAGAAGGCAATGGACATTGCAAGTTCAATGCTCAGTGCATTTAACCCTTTGGGTGGCGGGCCATTGGCATTAGAACTTACTCCAACAGCTCTACGTCCGATTGTGTCTGAGTATGCAAACGAGGATGCGTTTGGTCGTCCTATCTCACGCAAAGACCAACCCGGACGTCCTACACCCGGCTATCTACGTTCCAGAGATAATGCTTCGTTCATTAATAAGAACCTAGCCGAGTTTATGAACCTAGCATCTGGTGGCACAGAGTATCAAAAAGGCGCGTTAAGCCCTACAGGTGACGACCTAGATTACATGATGGGTCAATACTTCGGCGGTGTCAGCAGAGAGGCTATGAAAGCCGTAGAGACGGCTAAGAGCGCAACGACCGGAGAAGAGCAGCCCCTGTATAGGGTTCCAATCGTCGGTAAGTTAATCGGGGATACCGAGTCTCAACAAGCGATAGCGAATCGGTTCTATCAGAATGCAGAGCGCATGGCTGGATACAAAGCAGAGATAGAAGGTCGAGCCAAGAATCCCGGTACAGGAGATCCTGCGGAAGTGGTTCGGGAAAACCCTGAAGCTGCCATGTATAAAGCTGCGGACAATGTTCACAATCAGATACTGAAGCTGAACAAAATGAAGCAGCAATTGCAGAAGCAGGCAGAACTAAGAGGAGAAGAACCCGATGTTGATCGACTCAAGAATATCGAGGAAACCAAGACACGGATTATGAAACAGTTCAATGACGCGGTTCGTTCACGTCAAGAATAAGGTTCTCGAACAACCATCCTATTGTCTTGCGATGCGCTTCTTCCCACATCTCTACGCGCTCTTGTCTGCTCATCTTGGAGCCTTGATCTAACTCGGCGTGACAGCAATAGCATAGGGCAGCGATACGGTAATCCGCTGCCTTAATCGACTTGCCCTTACCATCACGCTGTTGGTTAGAGTGTGCCGCCACTACGGTTCCATCTATGACCCCGCAGTGTTGGCACGGTGCTTTGCGTACAACTTCTAACAGCTTCTTGTTTCGGTACATCAGTTATGCTCGCAGTGTACGGCTATCGGTACGAGGGTTTTGCCGCCGGTATCTAAACGAACGGCAGTGTACTCTACGTTTGGGACCAGCTTCGCGTACATGCATTGTTTAGATGCCTGTAGGACTTCGTTATCGCTCATAGCGGTAGCACCATCCCAACCTTTAAGTTTGCCAATAAGGGGCTCAGGTTTAACAGCAGGGAGATAACGTGGGCTGTCTTCTACCGGACGCGAGGTTGAACATCCTGCGATTAAAGCGACGCTTAAGAGAAGGAATA